CGCAGAACACCACCCAGCGTCTCGGGGTAGCCAATCTGGCTGCGTGGGTCCAGGTAGTTCTGGTTACCGAGGATCTTGTCTGGGCTGAACTGACCGAAATCCTCTGTGGCCACAACGTCGCGGGGGATCAGGCTGGCGGACGACACCGTCTGACCGATGTTGTCGCCCATGGCCGTCACGGGGGCGGGCATCAGCTGTGCCCCCTGATTGGCACTGCCAGTGGCATTCATCGCGGGACCAACACCGACATTCATGCCACCCACGGACATTTGACCCTGGTTAGCCATCCCGAACCCACTCTTCCGGCCGCTGAACAGAAGGAACAAAATAATGACGACGAGGACAACGATCGCCAGACCCTTGCGATTCATTTATACTAAGTTGGGATATTTTTTCCAAGTCCGAAGGACTTGTCCAACCGAAGGTCTCCACCCCTCCCTGGAACTTTTCAATCGAGAAAATCTGCTGGGTCCTCCTCATCCTCGGGCTCGTCTGTGAACATGTACTCCTTCGGGGGTGGCACGACCGCCCCTCCCCGGACACGCACCTGAAGGACGCGCCAGATGGGACCGAACGACTTTTTCAGGAACCAGAGACCGGCCAACTCAAGCATGACATCACACTTGGTCTCGGCCTTGACGGCCTGAAGCTCGACCTGATTCTTTTGGGTATCGAAGGCGGTCGTGGTCACCTGTCCCTTGACAGTGGCCAGAGACGCGTCGAGAACTCCGTCCGTGACACTCTCCTGAAACGCGTTCAGGATTGTCTCATCGGAAAGTTCCTTGCCGAACCACTCCACCTTGGATGCCTTGGCCTGGGTAAGGATCTCCTCATCAATTGTCTTGAAAATATCTGAAGCACCCTCTGAGACCTTGAACTTGACCGTCTTGGTCTCAAGGGAATCCTGGAGCACAAGACCGTTCACCTGCTGAGTCTTTCCGGCGATGCGTAGGAAATACCGGCCGTCTGGAAGCTTCTGAGGCTTTCCGTACTCCATCTGTAGTACTTGTACAAAAATATTCTTTAACTTTAGTAGTATATATGAATTCGTGTGGAGCCCAGTATGTTTTAAGAGATTGCACGTGTCTGGCTGATCCACTCAATTTCTATTCAAATGTTTGTGGGTACGTGAGCAAACAAAACGGACTCGTGTATCCATGTGATGCCGGGTGTTGTCTCGGAAAATGTGAAAACAAAGATCCAGTCACACGCGTTGAAGTTCGACCATCGGCTGGTATCGATTTACCGGCTGGGTACGGTTCAAACATTCCGCAAAGTAACGAACCTTCGAACTTACCTGGAGCGACCCCTATAAACACGCCAACAACACTTTTACCTGGTGGAATTTTAACACCTGTGACGAGCGACTACAAAGTTTGGCAAGTGTTACTGATTGCTTTGATCCCATTGCTTCTAGTACTCGTCTTAGGGTGTTTCCTTGCTTAAAGAGACCCGTCCTTCCTATAGTACAAAGAGATGGCTACTCTCGAGACTCTGACTGCTGCACTTGAGGCGATTGCGAAGGAGCAACGTGCCCTGCACAAGGACATTCGCAAGATTCGTCAGCACTTGGAGGACCCCACTGGTGAGAAGCAGGAGGCCCGGACCAAGAACAATGGCTTCAACAAGCCTCTGGGCGTCTCTGAGAAGTTGCGCACCTTCCTGGGCCTAGCGGCCGATGAGAAGATCTCTCGGTCTCAGGTGACTCGCAAGGTGAACGAGTACGTGGAGGCCAAGGGTCTGAAGGCTGGTCAGAACATCACTCTGGATGAGACGCTGAAGGACCTGCTGCAGGTGCCTGAGGACGTTCAGGTGACTTTCCTGAATATCCAGAAGTACATCAACCCACACTACATTAAGGAGGAGAAGCCCCCTGTTGAGAAGAAGCCCAGGGCGAAGAAGGCGGCTGCTGAGACTCCCACCGGTGAGAGTACGACCCCTGCGGGGTCGGCCGAGCCCCCAAAGGAGAAGAAGATGCGGCCCAAGGTCGCCAAGCCCACCGCAACCGCCACTGCCTAAATGACTTAAAACAAAACCACGTGTGTAATATAACATAAACATGGAGACCCTTCATCAAACAGAAACTCAGCAGTCTCTCGTCCCCCCTCCAGAGCTTTCACGTGATGTCGTGAATGCTCTGGTTGGGACCAAAGTCAAAGACCTTGCATTGTATCGTCGCGCGTTTACGCACAAGTCAGCCCTGAAGCGGTATTCAGGTCTCACTGGTTCGTACGAAACTCTTGAATTTATGGGAGATTCCGTCCTCGGGTTCGTCATTACCAAACACCTTTTTGATTTGCACGAAAAGGAACAAGAGGGGTTCTTGACCAAGGCTCGAACGAAGATGGTTCGAGGCAAAACCCTGTGCGAAATCTCGAAGGTACTTGGTCTCGATAAACTCATTTTGATGGATGAAAAAGGTGAGCGGAACGGTTGGAACACGAATGAACACATTATGGAGGATGTGTTCGAGGCATTTGTCGGTGCCATTTATTTGGATCTGGGGATGGTTCATGCCAAAAGGTTTGTGCTCGACTCGTTCACGAAAGTCCAAACGTCCCTTGTGGATGATAACTGGAAGGACCAGCTCATGCGGTGGTGTCAAGCCTTGAAGTACGCCTTGCCCGAATACCGGTTGGATGGTCAGACGAATGGTCAGTTTTTCATCACGGTTGTGGTAGACGGGATGGACTGTGGGTCCGGGTTTGCAACCACGAAGAAACAGGCTGAGCAAAACGCCGCAGAGATTGTACTTAAGACGGACCCTCGTTTCAAAAATAAGAAAATTCCAGTCAATGGAAAGTCTAACGCCGGTGGTACTCCGAGCCCGTGAGCTGATTGCGCAAGAATATGCTGAACAAAGGTCTCAGGAATGGTTAGATCTCCGTGAGAACATGATCACGGCCAGTGACGTTGCAAGTGCCCTTGGTGAAAATCACTATGAATCACCGGATGCATTTGTCAAAAAGAAGGTGCTTCGGACCAAGTGGGCCGGGAATGCGGCAACGGCTCATGGGACGTTGCTTGAACCCGTAGTGCGAGACTTGTACGACAAAAAATACAACAGAAAGTCCCATGAGGTGGGTCTGGTCCAACACCGCGAGTACCCATGGCTCGGCGCATCACCGGACGGAATCACGGAGGATGGAATTTTAGTTGAAATTAAGTGCCCCTTGACCCGGAAGATTGAACCGAACGTCCCGAAACACTATTGGCCCCAAGTCCAACTCCAACTTGAGATTACGGATTTGGAGGAGTGCGACTTTGTGCAGTATAGACCCGCCACCTCCGAAGGAGGTGTTGTGACGAAGGGGGAGGAATTCGTCGTCGTCCGCGTCCACAGGGACCGCGAGTGGTTTGCCAAGGCTTTGCCTGTACTCGAGACTGTGTGGCAACGGGTTCTGAAGGGTCGGGTCCATGGACTTTGTGAGATTCTGGACGATCAAGGGCCCTTAGAGAAAAGAGTCGTGTGTGAAGTACTTGATGAACCATGGACACCCTTGGGCCAGAAGTGACGGCCTCGGAAGTTGACGAGTGGATTTCGAAATTTTCCAAGAAACAGGGGTACAAAAAGAATGTCATAGAATTCTTGATGACCGTGATAGGACGGCCCATCAAGAGTCCTTTGTTTACCAGAATTCCTGGAAAGTCTACTGATATGACCCACAAGTCTCGAAGATGGTACGAGATTAGAGATGAGGAAGGATACGTAGATTTTCTAAACTACGAAGACGAGCGTGGGAAGGCTATCGGACTCAAACATGAGCAATGGTGTATGCTCACGAGTAAAAAACTTGAAACACGAGGTCGTGGAGTTGACAAAAAGATTACGACAGACGTGTTTCGTCGGGATAATTCAACGTGTAGGCGGTGTGGTGCCGTTGCAGGTCAGCCACACCAACAATTTCCTGATAAAATTACGAAACTGCACGTTGGTCACCTTGTCCCATTCACGAATGAACGCAAGGAAAAATACACTGTGGATGACTTTATAACTCTTTGCTCACAGTGTAACGAAGGTGAAAAGGCTCATGTCATGTCTATTTCCGAGCAAATTAGGATGCTTGAGAAACAACTGGAGCGTCTTCGAGCATCTTTGCCAAGTGAACCGAAAACTGACACGGAACCGCGTTGCCAATCTGACGATACATTGACGATACAGAGCCCTTGAACTTGAAAGAGTCAGGAAACGTTTGAATACGAGCGCACTCCCTGACTGTCAAGCGACGCTGCATACTTGGGTGGTTGTGAATGACCGGGCCACCGCTCCCCCCACCCCTTCCCGTAATTGTCGGGGAAGGCTCGTCCCACTTGAGTTGGCGGTTCCCAAGGTACCCCGTCAGCGCACACTTATGGGCCGTGCCAACGTGTTGAATTGAAGCATCATATTCTATAGGTAAATCACCAATAGCGTCCTTTAAGCTAACCTCTCCTTGAACTTCCTCTGGCCATTTTACCTCGAAATTCACATCGTTCCTGACACCTACAAATATGACACGCTCTCTCTTTTGAGGAACGCCATACTTTTTAATTTTAAACAACTTGAAGTATACCTTGTATCCACACTGCGTCAAGTCTTCCACGATCATTTTAAGAATTCGTCCTGTTCCATTCTTCTTGTCAAGTGGTGTGTCATAGCCCCCCATGTTCATAAGCCCTTTTACATTTTCAAGCAAAAAATACGATGGTTTTTTCAATCTCAAAATACGAACAAGCTCTTCATAAAGTTGGTTTCTTTCGTCTTCGGGTGTTCTATACGGATTGGCCATGGAAAACCCTTGACACGGGAAACCGCCCAGCATGACATCGCAATCGGGAACGTCCGTCACTTTTTTTATATCAATGCACTGAGGCTTAATTCCAAAGTTTAGTTCATAGGTGTCACACGCGTCAGCATCGAAATCATTCACATACACGTGAGTGAACTTGGGGTTTCTGTGGAACCCATAGTCAAGACCACCGCATCCGGCAAAAAATGAAGCTACCCGCATTCTTACTATGTACACTTGATATATCTCTAAGCATACATAAGAAGAATATGTGTTTGTATAGTATGGACTCGTACATGCAGATATTTGGGAAGAAGCCAGAGTGTAAACACAAGAATAGGTTTCTGACGTGTCGTGAGTGCTCCGGGTCGTTCTGTTCCAAGTGCATTCAACTCGAGGTACACGCATGTCCCAAGTTGGATGAACGGTCAAAACTTGAAAAAGAGAATTTATCAAAGAAATTAGTCAAGGTGGCGGCGCCCAAGGTGCTTACTTTTTGAGCCGACTCAAAATATAAAACACGAGAACCAACACAACAAGAATAAACAAAGGACTCTTTACGAGCTTCATTGGTCCACTCTTCTGTTTCCCGCCATTCATCCAGCACCACGGAAGCAGAGGGCGGTACCATGTGACTGTACCGTCAGAGTATTCAAACTTCCGGGTAGGGAACGCGCCATGGGGCGCGTAATTTGGACTGATCGTCTTAAGGTGGACGTTCCCTGAGAGATCCCGGGGCTTGAGGTTCATGTCCAGATCATCACTGTAATCTACTGGCTCTTCATCAATAGCTCGTGTGTACGAGCCATCGATAAAGAGATCCTTGCGGAACCCGTCGTGATTGATACCAAAGTCCCCCGTCCACGTGGTCGGGTTGAACTTGTCAATCTGCAGACGGTCATCTATCATAAGATTTGATGCCATGTTCTAGAATACGCTTACATTATTTTTGTTCGCCGAGTAGACTTTTGTCTTGACCTTCTGCTGGTGAAGCTCCCACATTTCGTCCAGGTCTATGTTGAGCATGGCCGCGAGTTGAAACAGGTAACTGAACACGTCGCCCATCTCCATCATGATGTCTGTTCCTCTGTCCTTCTTGAGTCCAGTCTTTTTGTAAATCTGTTTCTTTTGCCTGATACTTGAGGCGAGTTCCCCCATCTCTTCGTTCAAAAGCATCCATACAATACTTATTGGAGCTTTGTCCCACCCTTTTTGCTGACACATGAGTGCAGTTTCATCGCGAAACTTATTCATTGAATACGAAACGTCTTGATCTTTTAAGTGATGAGACGAGCCAAGGGCTTCCTGAAGTAATACACGACGAAGCATGCCGAAACCAAAAACGCAAACTCGGCTCCGAGCTTCCAGTTTTCAACAACGTTTTCATTTGATGTGCGCTTCTCAGCCCATGGCTCGATAACTGCGTTGCTGATGAGACGCACGAGTCGCTCAATGGCAAAGAATATGAGAAAGCCAAAGAGGATGTCGTCGAGGGACTTCATCGTCCTTTTCTAAAAGATACCGAATTTAAAGTTGGACGGAATCTTATTGCCATACGTGCTTGTGTTCACGGGGATCTCCAGAGGGACTGGATTCTCGGTAATGTCGCGCAGGTACACGAGCTGTTGAAGCATACCAGTTGAGATTGTCTGGGTCGCACGCTTGATAACCTCGGCGTTCATACGAGACACCTGCTGCCTGACGTTAGTGTATGGGTCGGCCGCAAGGTCCGTGTACACGACGCGCATCAGGGACTGAACATCCCCGTCGCTCTGGCGGTCGAGCTCATATCCCGTCTGTGACTTGATAGTTTCTACGATAGACTTGTGGATACCCTCGCGGTTGAACTCGGAAAAGAATGCATTGCCTAGTGGCGTAAAAACGCTTAGGCGAATCGGCTTGAGGTCATACGTCTCGAGCGTACTCATTATTCTTACTCAAGTTAAAAAAATTAGGCTCTAAAAATACAATGAGGGTCATCAAGCGAAATGGGGACTCGGTCGAAATGCTTTTTGATAAGGTGACCCAGCGTATTTCAAAACTGAATAGGAGCCCAGAGTTTGAGCCCCTGAATGTCCAGCCGGACAAAGTGGCCCAGAAGGTGTTCACAAGTATGTATGACGGTATTTCAACGAGTGAGATTGATACCCTAAGTGCAGAGGTGGCGATCGGTATGATTACCGAACACCCTGACTACGAGACCCTGGCGATGCGTATCACGGTCAGTAACCTCCAAAAGACGTGTCCAAAGACGTTCAGTGACTGTGCACTTGCGCTCCACGCCAAGGGCATCTTGAGCGATGAGTTTATGAAGATGGTCAAACTTGATATGGATTCGTGGATTGTTCATCAGCGCGACTACGACTTTGGATATTTTGGGGTCAAGACGCTCCAGCGCGGGTATCTCCTGCACGGGGAGACGCCCCAGTACATGTTCATGCGTGTCGCACTGGGTATTCACGGCGAGGACCTCAGGCGCGTCCGCGAGACGTACGACCTGATGAGCCAAAAGTACTTTACGCATGCAACGCCGACACTGTTCAATGCAGGGACGAACCGTCCGCAGATGAGTTCGTGCTTTTTGGTGGCGGCAAAGGACGATTCGATCGAAGGCATTTACGATACGCTCAAGGAGTGTGCGCAAATTTCCAAGTGGTCTGGTGGGATCGGTCTTCACATAAGTAATATTCGGGCGAACGGAACGCCCATCAAGGGGACAAATGGTGTTGCTGACGGGATCGTCCCCATGCTTCGCGTGTTCAATAACACGGCTCGGTACGTCAACCAGGGTGGTGGAAAACGCAAGGGTTCGTTTGCCGTGTACCTCGAGCCGTGGCACGCCGACATTATGGAGTTTCTGGATCTGCGCCTGAACCAAGGTGACGAGGAGGCGCGGTGTCGCGACCTGTTTACGGCTCTTTGGGTTCCTGACCTGTTTATGCAAAAGGTCGAAGAGGATGGCGACTGGTACCTCATGTGCCCCAACGAATCCCCGAAGCTGCAAAACGTGTATGGCGAAGAGTTTAATGAGCTGTATCGCACCTATGTGGCACAGGGGCGGTACAAACGCAAAGTCAAGGCCCGTGATGTCTGGGACCGGATCCTTCGGAGTCAAGTTGAGACGGGAACGCCATATATGTGTTACAAGGATTCAGTGAATGAAAAATCGAACCAAAAGAATATAGGCACAATCAAATCGTCGAACTTGTGCGTCGCACCAGAGACAGAGATCATGACTCTTAATGGGTACGTGAAAATTTCAGAACTCGAGGACCGAGAAGTGGCTATCTGGAACGGATTCGAGTTTTCTCTCGTCACAGTCCGAAAGACAAGCGAATCTTCAAAACTTATTAAAATTAACTTCGACAATGGCACTTTTCTCGAGTGTACGGAGTACCATAAGTTTCATTTGGTTTCTGGCCTCAAGGAGGCGAAGGACTTGGCCCCTGATGACGTGCTGATAGACTATACGGAAGCACCCACCGTCGGGGACATTGGCAAATACGGAGGTCTCAAAGCTCCAGGAAACACGTGGCACGAAGCATCTGGACATTACGTTCCTAAAGTGTATAATGGTCCGGGAGTCAAGCCAAAAACAAAGGGTGTCCGAGTCGTGTCCATTGAGGACACAGGACGCAGGGACAAGACATACTGCTTCAATGAACCGAAGCGTCACATGGGTATTTTCAACGGCGTGATTGCTGGAAACTGCACGGAAATCATGGAGGTGTCTACCCCTGGCGAGACGGCCGTGTGTAACTTGGCGTCCCTGTGCCTCCCGACATTCGTGTGCGAAACCTCATGGGCAACTTCAGACGGAACGAGCGGAACCGAAAAGTCCTTCGACTTTGTAAAGTTTCACCAGGTTGTACGGACCGTGACGCGAAACCTGAACCGCGTCATCGACAAGAACTATTACCCGACGCGTCCTGCATATCTGAGTAACATGCGTCACCGCCCCATCGGTCTTGGTGTCCAAGGTCTTGCTGACGTGTTTATGATGCTTGGGTTGCCGTTTGATTGCCCCGAGGCGCGGAAGCTCAACACGGAGATCTTCGAGGTTCTGTATCACGCAGCGCTCGAGGAGTCGTGTCTCCTCGCCAAGGAGGAGGGCAAGTACGAGACGTTCACCGGGTCTCC